GGCACGGGTTTTGTTACCGGCAGTACTTGAGCCGGTCACCGCATTGGCGTTGTAATAAACCTCATCGGTCGTCTTCGGAATGTCATCCGCGCAAAGGCGAACTTCCATGTCCCGCTTCAGTGCCAGCAACTGCTTACGAACCGCAAACGCCCTTTGGTTGGCAACGCCAGCCAAGTTGGTTGCAGACTCGGTGAGCTTGGAAACCAAGGCAGCGCGTCTGAACCACTGGACACGGTTGTCCATGATGGCGTACTGATCAAGCACATGGCCGAAGTCGGATTCGGATGCCCCATCGTTATTTCCAGTGTCGTCGTTTTGAGACGTAAACCCATGCTGAAGATCCATGCCGTCAATGGTCGCATTATCATCTGCCGTTAATTCCTTATCGACAGGCCATTCAAAGTTGAGGTTAGTAACGCCCCCAGCTTTCGGAACCATAGCCATGAACGGACACTCTTTTGCATCCACCAAGGTTATGGCGTTTAGTAAGTCGCGGTTAGAACCGCCCGGTGCCGGACCGAAAACATCAGCAGCCGACCCGCTTTCATCATTTTGTGTATAACTATATAAAGGAGAAGCCATTTTATTTCTTCATTATTGAAGAACTCCCGCATTCACTAGCATATCATCTAGCGAGTCTTTGGTTGGATCCGTGAACAGTCTTTCCTTGGATGTTTCGTAGTTGTTGGCCGCATCGTCAGCGGAGGCTGGTGCCGCCGTTGGCTTGCCGGGGTTTGTTGGAGACTTTCTGGGTTTCGTCTTGGCGGTTGCCTTAACCTTACCCCTTTGATTTTCAATCATCACTCCCGTGACGTACCGGGCAATTTCCAGTTTGCTTGTAGGCACACTGGCCAAAGCTGGCGACGACTTAACGACTTCCCCGAAAACTTCCATCTCGGCAGACTTATCGTCTTTAAGCCAAGGATAGAGTTGCTCGGCATGGGCATCGAATTGTTCCTTGTGTTGAAGCTCGGTTTTTCTTTTCGGAATGTTCCTAGATAAATTTTTTGAACTGTTCCTTTCGATGTTCCGAATCTCCTTGCGGATTTCGTTTTCAGAAACGTCGTCCTCAAGTGTCAATCCTTGGCCCTTGAGATTTTCAATGACCTGATCAAGACCGTCATCCATGAGCAGATCCTTTTGATCCTCGACAAAATCAAGCCGCGCTTCTTCGAGAGCAGCCAAGTCATCCAGCTCCTTATTGGAGTTGATATTGCCGAGGGGATTTGCTCCCGGTTGAACCGGTTGCGGTGCCATTGCTTTCGCCTTCAGCTCCCCAACCTCTTCAGCCAAGTCATCTCGTTCCTCTTCAGCCGTGCGTAATTTTCGAGTAAACCGATCAATGCGCTTCTGATACCATTCAGGCGCGTCGGCGTCCTCTACTTCATCCTGAGAAAGAGCCTGATCTTCCCCTTCAGGGGCTGAAAGTTCTTCAGCTACAGCCTCCTCCGGTTCTGCCTCTTCTCCACCCGGAGAAGGGTCTGATCCAACCTCTGCACCGCCCAATCCCTGAACCAGTAACTGATCCAGATCAGGCAGTTGGTCTGCATCGTGACCTGATGCGGTTCCGGCTTCTTTATCGTGGCTATCCGTCGCCACACTTTCTTCGTTAGCCATGCTAAATTTTTATTACCCGCAAGTAGGTAGACATCGCTTAAAGGTGCGAAGAACCCGTCGCCTTTATAACGCGAAGGCAAGCCATTGGTTATGCTTTAGTCCAGGTAATCGGGTTGATAGGTATAATAATAATAATAGGGCTAATTTAGTTTGATATAATCCTGTTCGGGGAAACTCAAAAAACAGTGTCAACCGTTTTTTTTAACTTTTTATTTCCTAACAACTAGAAACTTTTGAGGCTCGAAAACACCAGAATCCCAGATTTTTGAAAACCCAATATGATATAATGTCTCCTTTGCTTGTGTCGTTTGAAATTATTCTTTGAGTATAAATTCAAACAGGCTGCAAGCAATTGTTCTCTTACATATAACCCCGAAAGGAGGTGAGATTATTGGATACAGTATTGTACGAATGGGATACTGAAACAATTGATGAGAATGGAGACATCCATGATCACAATTTTTTCGAGTCTCCTCTATTTGACAGGTTTGTGTGGACTGATGGCGAAGGCAATCAGGTCGCGGCAGACCTTGACGATAATGAGGAACTGGTGTTGGTCTTCAACACCGGCAATCCGCATGACGGAATTACTGACCGCGCTTGGGCGTATGTCGATCTTGACACTGGCTTGTTACCAGAAAGGTTTGACAATAACCGAAAGGTTCCAAAGCGGTTTCACGCAGAGTTAGCACGATGGGTGAAACTGAAAACCCTTCCGCTGGTTGGTTACCGTCACGCAGTTGAGGCGTAACACGCCTGCAGCCCCGGCACCGAAAGGTGCGCGGGGTTTTTTATTCTATCTTTGCTTTCCGTATCTCGTTTATCCGGTCGAACAATTGTTCTATCGAATATACATACCCGGCATTCCAGTGCCGCTCGGAGTCTCTTTGTGATGGTTGTGCAGTCAGCGCATCCACCCCTATTCTTATCTGCTGTTCAAACAGTTGTTTCAACGCGACATATATCTCGTTGTCATCTGTCAGGTTTCTTATCGCAGATATTAGTTGCTGTTCGTTGAGTTCCATAAATTAGTATCCACCACCCTGTCCTCCGGCCTGACCGCCTTGACCTCCTCCGACCGGCTGAACGCCGACCCGGCCTACCTCTGCGTTCTGCCTTTGCGTAACAGAATGCTGCAAGTTCTTCCCGTAGTTCTGAACCAGCTCCGAGAACCTCTCGTCTCCACCCTCCTGCAACATCTCCTGATACTTCGGGTTGTTGCCAAGGATCTGTTCCATGAACTTCATCTTCATCTCGGCAGTCGGATCGTTCTCAACATATTGCGGTTCGTTGCCCAAGGCCATGAAGCCGATGTCGCTGTTCACCTTGTCGAACGACTGTTGCGTTGCACCGGTCTTGTCCTGCACAACCATGTCGGCCAGTACCGGGTCAATCAGTGTCGCCTTGAACTTCGTATAGGCCGCTCGATCAATCACGCCTGCCGTGTCCTCCGGCAAAACAAACTGGCTCATCGCCTGCAACTTGGAGGACATGTAATCCTGATCCATCTCGCGAACATCGAACACCGTCCGGAAATCAAAATTACCCTGAATCTCCGCCGACGACTTCGGAAGCGCAACCTCCTTGCCGGCTATCCGCGCCAGCTCCTCGTCACTCACGAATTCCTGTATCAACTTAAATATCATCGTGAACGCCTCGGACCAGCATGACATGTAGGTGTCAACCATGGCCTGACGCCTGAGTGCCGCCGTCGTTGGGTCACCTTTCTCTGTCGAGCGGCCAAAGTATTCAGCCGCCTGACGCTCGACATATTCTATGATCGAGAGGCTCTCCATTGGGTTCGACCGCGGAGGATCCAGATACCGAACCTCACCCTGCCGCATCTCGGCAATGGCCGTTCCCGGCTTGAACTCGTAGTTGGATCCGGACCGGGCCGCATGGACTATGGGCGGATTTATGATCAGGCTCGCACGATCACTTAACATGTCGCGCTGCGTCTTGATCTCGTCCTGCCATGTCATGCAGATCTCCGAAACCCCACGGCTGTCAATAAACTTTCTGGTTACCGATTCCCGCCTGTAAGCCACAAACGGATATACTCCCGCCATGTAGTCAAGCATCTCCTTTTTGCCTGTAGCATCTGTGATGCTCGGCGTAAAAACACAACAGTGAATCCCCGGCATGCCATCCTCATCCAGTTCACGGTAATAAGCATAAACAATCTCATACAGCCCCTCCTGTTGACCCGTGTCATTTGTGAATTGCGTGTATGTGTCGCTGTATACCATGCCCGGTTGTGACTTGGTAGCAATAACCCTCTCCACCCACTTCTCATCGAAGTCCGCCTGACGTAACTGAACCTCCGTCATCCAGACCCGGCGGAAACAAAACCTCGCATCCTGTAGGTCTATCGTCTCCGGCGGCACAAAGAAGTCATCGTCCAGCCTGAGTGCCGAAATTTGTGGTGTGTTTTTTGTAACCTCGGCAACCGGGATCTCTGTCGTCCCGGTTTCCCTCAATTCCTTTATACCGCGCTTCGCCGTGTTGCGCCTGACATCCATCAGGGCCGCTACAACCTCAACGGCTGCATCCTCCTGTTCAGGATCCATGATCATCTGGGGAAGATTCGCCTCGGCTGACTGTGGGTCGGCTTCCTGTGAAAACGCAACAACGTCCTCCATGGTTACCGGCTTCTTCGCCTTCGTCTCCTCCTTCTCCCAGCCAACCTGTAAAACTCCAATGCCATACTGTTGACCGTAGTTGGCAAGCAAGTGCGCCTCCTGCCGCATCTCGTTCATCAGCTTGTTCTCCTTGTAGTACTTCAGGAGCGTCGTAACCAATGCCGACTGCGAGCCGTCACCGCTCTCCGTTGGGCTTGCACGAAGTGTTCCGCGCTGGAACGCCGTCGTCATAATGTCAGAGTTCTCACTGATGATCGTGTCCGCCAGCCTAACCCTGACATCCGCCGCGCCGTCCCAAGGGAAAACCTTCTTCTTTGACTGCTTGTACTGATGCTTCCGGCCATCGTCGGTCTGGCCATTCCATCTACTAAACCGAATACTGTCAGCCCTGTACCAAGCGGTATAGGTGTTGTTATAACCCCCGGCTCGACTGTATTCCGACGCGATTTGTTTAACGTCTATTTTTGACATAATAAGTCCTCCATGAATTCAGCTAGTTGCTGTTTTATAAATTTTCTTTTCCTGTGGACCGGGATAACCGCCCGCAACTTTCCGCAATCAGCAAGACGCTGAAGCTCCCTGACCGTCAGGCCACTAAACTCTGACGCCTCCTTAAACGATAATAGCTTTGGAAAAGTTCCCATTAGTACGCACCTCCGCCCTTGGAACCAACCATGTCGGTCGACACCAAAAGATTCTCCTCCTGTATGACGTAGCGGCAACAGTCAATGGGATCCTTGCTCGCCCCATGCTCCTTGTCCGCCCCCGTCCATTCGCGTAGCGAATAAATTAAATTCTTGCAGGCATCACTCACAAACATCTTCGGCTTGTTGTCGTCCAGCATCGGCTTGTGATGATCATAATACAGCATGTCGTTTATCAGCGTGACCCCCTCATCGATCTTGGCACCCGACGCCTGATCAAACCAAAGCCCATCCTCGCCCAGCTTCAGCTCATCCAGAATTTCACGGCCATCCATCGACTTGGCCCGACCCGCCCTCGGATCAATAAGCCGCTGGAATATAGGCTCGCCCTCCTCCAGCTCAAGAATCAACCGCTTGTACTCGGCAATGCTGTTGGCTCCCCCGCCGGCTCTCTGGGCCGGTCCGGGCTGACCGTCCGGCTTGGCCGAAGGCAGGCTCCATTCACCCATACTATAATCCGGCCACTCCCGATAGAAATACACCCGGCCATCTACAGCTCTGGCCCATAAGAAAAACCAGTTACGCGAACCAGCCGGATCCGTAACCATGAAGTTTTGACCCCCCGTTGGTAAATCTGCATGACTTATTATGTGGTCATCCCCAAATCGCGGAAAGGCATTGCCAACCATGCTGTCCGCCCAACCATAGGCCCGAATCTTTATGTCGCTTGTGTGTGCGCCGTCCAGACGCTTCACAAGCTCACTGTACGGGTTGTACGGGTTGAACAGGGTGAAGAACCAAATCGCCGCCGTCCTGTCCTTATGCCCCCGCATCGTGTACGGCATCTTCCCCTTCGGCGCAGCCGGGAAGTTGATCCCCGGCAACAACTCGCTGTCCATCCACTCCGTCACCTCTCCGCCGGCAACAAAATCCTTCACAACAGGCGTCATGCCCTCAATCGGCGTGAACGACAAAAGCAACTTTCCGGATCGTGTCACAAGCCTGAACTGGATCGTGTCCAGCAACGATTTCGGGATCAGCTCATCAGCCCAGCAATAATCCAGCTCCAACCCCTCAACCGTCCGCGGATCCTGACTGTAATGCATGCACCACAACTGGCTCCGGTTCGGCATGATGAATGTGCTTTCCGTAAAGCCATTCTTTTGCGTGTAACTCACATTGGCTATCGTCGAGCGAATCTTGCGGCCCTTCAACTCGTTGGGTAGATACTTATATAACACCGGCTGTTGCGTCTGCAATGAACTCTGGTGCGTCGTGTGAAAAGCCACGATCCGCGTGTCCGGTTTTTCCAAAAGTTTCTTGATGCAAAACTTCGCGCAAAATTCCGTCTTGCCACTCCGGTTGCCTCCTGAAATAAGAATCGCATCATTCTCCTCCACCAGCTCGCCGGCATCCTTCCAGTGCCAAGGCTCGTACCCGTGATTAAAGGGATCCGCCTTCTCCAGATGTATCTTGGTGCCGCGCTTCACCAGCGCATCACGCAACACCTTCTCGCCGTCCTTCTCCTTCAGGATCAACTTTGCATCCTCCTGAGTTATCATCCGATAAACAGGATGCGGCTCGTATGCATGCTTCTCCCAACTCAAAACTTTTTTAACCTCTTCTGTTCCACGGCGTAAACCTTGCGACCATGCAAGTCCGTCAAGTTCTCGTCCCGAAAAATTTCCTCCTTCTCCACATAACCCGCCATCCGGAATTTCGGAACCCGGCCAATTACCAAAACATAATGCGTCGTCTCCGCCTTGACCTTGTCAGTGTTTACCAACAGCCGGCCATCCAGATAATGCGTCTGCTTTATGTCAACCTTGTTGCCGTCCTGCGTCAAACAATCATAGGTCAGCTTCTGCGGGTTCAACGAAAAATCAGGATACAAATTCTGGAACTTGCAAAACGCCACCTCCGCCGCCATCCCATCAATGTCCATCGTCGTCGGATCCAGATCACCCTTCTTCCGGTCCACCACCCCAGCCGCCCTGTTGACACTGTTCCTCAACAGGCCAAGCATCGTCGCCATGAGAATCTCACCGTTGTCCAGCTCAACCTCCATCAAAAAAAGAAGAATTTCCTTCTGGGCAAAAGATCCTCCGGATTCTTTGTCGCCCTGTCCTCCGCCACATCAAGCTGCGCCTGAGTGAACAAATAAGGAACGTCACCACCTTCACCTCGAA